GAGTCAACTACGTTTGTACCATCTGAGTACACCATTTTTGTGCCTTTGTCAGCTGCTGCCCAAGTTACTCCAGTTCCTGAAGTAGTTTTAAATGTAACGGTATGAGCACCAGTAGTTGCGTTATCAACCACAAAAGTTTTTTCAATCGAATCAGGAATAGTTACGTTAACTGCTCCTCCGATTGTTCCTGTTAATTTTAATACTGCGTTTTTACCGTTTGATAAAGCGCCGTTTGAAAAAGTTAAAGTTGCACCTGAGGTGATACCTACGGCATCATAACCACCGATTGCTTGTTCTAAAATTAATAAGTTTGTGTTTGTAATTTGTCCCCAAGTTCCTGAGTTTTCTCCAGTAGCTTGAACTGTAAGTTTTAAACTTGCTGATGTCGAATTCGCCATATTTTTATTCTCCGATTTTCTTAATTTATTAAAAATTTATTATAGTGTCAAACTATAATTATGCAGCGTTTGTATCGACTTCCTGCCATCCTGGAGGATCAACTGGTGCTGTGCCAGTGTTGACTTCGTTCCAAATCAATACATTTGTAGCTGTACCTAAGCTAAAAGTCAAGGCATTTCCTGAAGGAAATACATTACATTCTGTAAGCACATCGCCTACTGAATTTAATGCAGCTGTTAAACTAATTCCTGTAACATCTACTGGTGTATTTAAATCTACTGTTTCAGCTCCTAATGTCATGGTCATGGTTTGACCATAATCAGGATCAGCTATAAATGATCCATTATTCCATCTAGAATTACCCCATGTAGCATCCCCCCAAGCCATGGTAGTATCACCAGCTCCAGTGTTTGCATCTCCAGTAATATCAAAATTATTTTGACCTGGTATAGCCAAACTCATTGACATTTGTTGACCAGTAATTTCCGCATCTGGTGCAGGGTCTACACCTGAGAAGTTTTCAGACATAGCCATTGCAAGTAATTCAGTTTGACCATTACCCCAAGCCAATGTGCCCCAAGAAGATTTATATCCCCAGTATCCAGGAAGTTTAGATGTTATTTCAGCAATTGTAATATTATCTCCAATTACTGTTCCTAAAGTAGCGGACATTGCAATACCTGAAGGTTGAGCAAATGCAGGATTAAAGTTTAACTCTGCAACCATTGGTAGACCTGTTACCTCTTCAATAAAAGAAGCAAATGCTTCTACAGTTGCTGGAGCAGAAACAGTTAATGGATTACCTGAAGGTATTACATTTGAGTCACCATTAATTGTTGAACTACCAAGTCCTTCTGACATTGTCATTGCAATACCAGTGACTGCGTGTAGGTTTCCTGACTCGCCCCAAGTTTCTATACCCCAGGCGTCAGAACCCCATCCAACATTTATTTCATTTGTGATTGTGATGCCGCTATTATTAAGCGACATAGACATAGCTTCGCCGTTATTCCATTCACCAAAGCCCCATACATTAGCACCCCAAGCAACATTGTTAGGATTAGCTACTGGAACTGTTAAATCTTGGTTTTGATTCCAAGCTCCTTGATTCCAAGAATGAGCTCCCCATGAATTAACAACCATATCCATGATGCCACCCATACCAATGCCATGGACGTAACATAAATAATAAAAATCTGTGAAAGAAGATGGAGTTACTTCTACGTATCGAGTTGTGGCTGCGTTGAACGTAGTTGTGTTTGTGTATTGCGAATAAGTAACAGCTCCATCTAAATAGTAAGTTACACCAGAAGTTAGATATTGATCTTTGCTAGTAGTAGTAGAAAATATTAAAGGATGATTGTCATTAGTTCCGGCACTTTGATCAAAACGCAAAGTAGAATTTGCGACCCAATCAACTGTTCCAGGTCCCGTTGCATTTCTTGCACCGTCTAAATAAAATACATTACCTGTGCCACCGCCATAAAGACTCCCACTTGCTACGGTGACCGTGTAAGTTTTATTTGCCATAGGAGCTTCCTCCTATTAGCCCGATATTCTTAGTATCGCTGCTGTTGATGTTGGCGCTGGAAACTGAATTGTAAAAGTTCCTGATGTAGCTGTTTTGTCTGCTCCAAAATCTAAAACACAAACTGCATCAGTGGTACCAGACCCTGCTCCAGCTGTTGTATTATAAATTAAAGCACCTCTTGCAGTCAATGTTACTCCTGTAAAAGATCTGTCTGCAAAATCACATCTTGCTACACCTGCAGTTATAGAGGTACCTAGGTTAACTAGAGCTCCACCACCTTGAGTGTACTGACCAGTGTTTCCAACTTGACCACCTGTACTGTCGCCAGGATAATTAGTAGTTGAAGAGTTTAGAGTTGCTGTTGAAGAGTAAAGAGCTAATTTGTACGTATCACCACCAGTTTGTTTAAAACTCATTGCTCCATCTAAAAGTTCTTTTTTAAACGAATTACAAATTGCTTGTGTTATGGCCATAGTTTTCTCCTTATTGTTTTCCTATTCGAGGAACACCACTTTGGTATTCATCTCGTCTTCGTCTTCCCATTTGTTCAATTGAGAATCCTTTGACTGCCTCTGTGTATTTTTTATCATATAACTGGAGCATGTCAACGGGTCCTTTTAAAAAACCGTAAGCCTCTACAAGGCAAGCATACAATAAGCCATTGGGAAATTTTTGACTTAGATATGTAGTTGGAACTGTACTAGATAATCCTGGTGTTTTCAAGATGTAATTTAATTGAATTGTGTAGGTCGCATCAGGAGTAGGAGCAAATACTAAAGTGTCTTCATCCCAATAACTGTAATATTTTGGAACACCAGTCTCTCCTTTTGGATTATACTCTGACATAAAATTAGTATCTCTATACTGTAAAAAATCTCTATTATCTGCTGCGGCAGTGCCATCAGAGTCTACAATTTGAGCTGATCTAACAATTAATAAATCTGCTGGGGTATCTATAAATCTAGTATTTAAAACTAAATTAGCTGTCACATATCTTCTGTTGTTATCTGAGTCAACTTCTCTTAAAATTCTAAGTTCTGCATCTTCAATAAATCCATTTAAAATAGTATCGGTAAATACATTACTAGACACTTCAGTGTAGTCTTTTATCTTTTGTTTTAATTCTGTGTATGTCATGATATGTTAATTGTTACACTCCCTATTCTCATTGTTGCTTGTCTTGCAGCACTAACTGTGCTTGGATCTGCTGGAACCATACTTTCACTACTTACAGTTTGAAATGCAAAATCTCCAGGCAAATTTAAATTAGCAATAATTCCTCCGCCTCCTCCAGTCAATAAATTAAATTGTTGAGGTCTTGGATGTTGTAGTCCTTGAGGATCTGCTGAATAAGGTGTTGGTTCTAATTGTGGTTGTTTAGGTTCATACTCCGAAGTATGAACTCTTGCACCGTTCCATTCTTTAACCATTTCTCTATATGGGTATGCTAAACCTGATCGGTCTGAAATAAATAAAGCGTGTTTTCCTTTTGCTGTGTTTCCCATAATTATATACTCGGATAATAAGTTCGAGGAGCAATATATACACTAGCTGAAGAACCATCTTCTTCTAGAGCTCGTGCTAATTCATCCTCATAAATTAATTTTAATTCTTGTATTCTTGGTGTTGCGTATTTCATAGATAGATAATACGTTAATCCTGCAACCATGCAAGGTACAAATCTGTAAGGAACATCTGTTGCATTTGTATAATCTCCTGCATCTTGAATTCTTTTTTCATAATAAAAATTTATGACATTTCCATTTTCTGTAGAACCAGGAGTTAAATATAAAGTAATTAAAATATGGTCTATGAATCTTTGAACAAAATATTGGGATGGTTGACCTGTAGAAGATTTATTAGATAAAGCTTGAAATTGAGATCTATTAATTTTTTCTAACGGCGAGTCTACACTAGAAGAATTTCTGTAAGACATTTCTAAAATTTCTGTAGCTTGATTAACAAAATTAGTTACAGCAGCTCCGTTTGAATGAGTTGCAGCTGTAGTTCCATTAACTCCTCGAGTTACCCCAGTTAATTCTAAAGAATTAAAACCAGTGTAAGAAATATTTTCAGATCCTACATTTATAGTTCCTGTAGTAGGCATACGATCTTTAGAGGCAATGGTAATTCCTGTAGTTTGAGCTGTAGTGGTAATGGCAGCACTCAAAGTAGTAGTTACTCCATTAGAGTTTCCATCAGAAGTAGCTCTAAAAATTTTATATTCATTTTGACCATCTACCAAAGTAATATTAGTATTTGCTACTTCCCAAAAATGAAGACCTCTATTTCCCCATTCTTGAAACATTATGTTTAAAGAACGTCTAGCAGTTTTTAGATTATAACCGCTCATGTCAAACTGACCAAGTCTATTATAAGACTCTTCAATTATCTCATCTATTGTAAACGTTTTGTCAAACGTTGTTGTGCCTGAAGTAACGTTAGCCATTTAAACTCCTAGCTATAAAATACAGAACAAACTGTTATATGCTCAGTAGTAAAAGCAACTGTTAAATCTGTTTCAAATAAAATTGGTCCAGGAAAATTAATTACTAAAGGTGATGCACCTGAAGCTGTGCCTGTAGTTTTGTATTTAAATCTAACAGTTCCCGAAGCTCCACCATCTTTTAAATGAAAGTCTCCTGCAGTTCCAGTTGTGTTTAATACAACTCCATGAGCTCTTGTTCTTCCAGATTTTACAATTTTATTTTCTGTAGTAACGTTTGAATTAAATACATCACCACTTGATCCATATGTTTGCATATCTTCTCCTTAAAATTTTATGCGGGCCCGAAGGCCCACATCTAATTATTTATTATTGTGAATCAAAAGGTGTTGCGATTGAACCTGAACCAACAAGTTCACCTTCAACAGCATATAAATTTGCTGCAACCGCAGTAAATTTAATTCTTGAACCTTTTAGACCACCCGTTGTAGCAACAGATGCTCCTGCTTCACCATTTAGGTTAACTTCATTGTTAGCCGTAGCTGGAATAAATTGTTTTCCAGCAACTGAAGCATCGATACCAATTGTTACACCACCAACAAATTTGTCAGCAGTATCTTTAGTTTTGATAGTTCCAGTGAAATCATCAATAAAAAGAATTTCAAAAGTTGTACCAATTGTGCTTGGGTTATTAGGATCTCTGCTTGGTCCTGCCACTGCAGAATCAGCCGTTGCATTAATTGCAGGGATAGTGATTGCAGTAGGTGTTCCAGTAGGATCCATAGTTACAAGTCTTCCTGCGTGGTCTGCAACAGTTAAATCTGTAGCTAAAGTTAATGCAGGAACTGCTCCTGGTCCTATTGATTGAAATCCGCTACGTGATCGTACCGGACCATCGAATGTAGTGTTTGCCATAATTATATCCTCCTAGTTTCCGAACATAGTCTCTAGGCCGTCGACTATACGCGTCTATGTTCTGATTTTAATTGTATAGTAAATTATTTATATATTAGATTTTAGTAGAGTGCAAGAGAGCCTACGGTATTTATGCATTTCAGCAATTGTAGCTTTAGATTAAGTAGCTACAGAAACTTGTGGAGCGGCACCTTCAATAGTATTTTGCCTGTGGGCAATTTTAGCTTCTTCAAGCTTAATGTCAGTAATGACTTTTTTAATTTTGTCATCGATTCTGACCATGTCAAGAGTATATCTACCATTAGACAGATGCTCCTGTTCCCACTTCAACTCCAAGGACCTTTTTTGTTTGTAAAGGTCTTGTATCATCAACAACCTCCTCATAGGTTATTCTATTTAACGGGCCGAACATTCCCGTCTTTTCCCATTTTATATCGTTTTCTCCTAGTTTGTCAAGTATGGCTTTTTCTACACTTTCAGCATTATCTTCAGCTAATATAGTAAATTTGCCATGATAATCATAGGCCCAGATATTAATGAGAAGTTTTTTCATGTTTTTCTTTCTTATTTTTAGATTGAGGCGGAACTATGTTCCGCCTCAAAATTATTTATTAACTTACTCCAGGTGAACCGAAAATTCCTCTAAAGTCAGAAACACCAAATTGGTATCTTTCTCTAGCTTTGAATCTTAAGTTACCAGTATCGAAGTCACCTTCCATCGCTGTTTTGATCGGAGTTCTAATGAAATGTTTCATTCCATTTGGAACATCCGTAATGATGAAGAATGCATTTGGATCAGTTAAGAAATTGTTCACTCTGTAACCTTGAGGAACCATTCCCATTGATCTGATAGCATTGATATCATTATCAGCTGTAGCAGTTCTGCCTTCAGACTTCATTAGTCTTTCAGCTGTAAATTGCAGAGCAGAAGGAATAATTAACTTAGTTCCTTTAGCTGCAACTTTAAGACCTCTTTCATCAGTGAAAGCAGCAATGTCAATTAAAGACTGCTCTAATGATGTTTCGTTAAGGTCTGCTGCTGTTGCAAGTGTGTTTGATACAGTACCAGCAATTGTCGGGTGGTTAGTAGCAAATAAATTGCTTCCGTCACCAGAAGTGAATCCACCGCCGAATCCATTGATTAATGGATTAACTGCTTTAACTTGCTTAGTGTTAGCCATTGATCTAGCTAACGCTTTTGTGTATCTGCTTGACAGTCTGTCATACAGGTTATCTTCTACCGCTTCCTCAGTAATCGCGAAGGCAAGAGCCACAGTTTCCATAGTGTATCTTGCAGTGTAAGTTTCTTGAGCATTGTCAAAAACTACACCTGAACCTTCAGGTTTTACTTGAGCATTAGCGAATCCAGATAACATTACTTCCTCTTCGAAAGCTCTGTCTGAAGTTTCTGTCGCGTAGATCTCAGCATGTTGGTTTTCGTATCTTTTATATTCCAGTCCGAATAGTGCATTCAGGCCTGGTTCTAGTTCTTTAACTAGTTGTCCTCGTGATATAGCCATGTTTTATCTCCTATTCTAACTATTATACGCCAGCCGTTGAGTTCAAGAAGTGTTCATTGATCATTACAACAAAGTTAACATGCGATGCAGTTAAGTCATTGTTTTTAATGTCTTTTGAAACTCCAACTACTTTTAGCTGTCCACTAGTTGCCGACGTAGTCGAGTCATCTAGTTCTACACCTGATAAGAAGTCGTGTGTACTTCCTGCTGCATAAGTGATGTCATAGTTCT